AGTTACTTTGAACTGGAACCGGTTCTGCGTAATTATTCCGACGTTGTGAAAGCCTTGTCGAAAGCTTTTTTCTTATCAGAATACCGCATTCAGGCCATTATCCGTGAGATGGTGAAGAACGACCAGTTCAAGCCGTCGGGCGAGGCAAAAAAACATGTGCGGAAAAAGATTTCCGCACAACACATTCAGCTGAGCCTTCAGCTATCGTTTTAACACAGGGGTAATGCTTATCTTCACATCGGGCACTTTCTGTTCGTCGCGTGTAAAGTATTCCGTTACTTTCACCGTGTAGGTAGACTCGTACACCTTTATGCCATGGTTGGCCGTATAGAATCGGCTGTTTGTGCGGATAAGCGTACTTCCTTCTATTTCGTGACCCTGCACCAGCAGATGCAGTCTGCGCCGTATGGCATCCCTTTCCTTAATCTTTTCCACCGTTCCGCTACGGTAGTGCGTGTCGTCGTAGCAGTCGATAATGAGCCGCACGCGCACCGTGCACACGCCTTCCTGGCTCAACCCTAACACATTGCTCCAGCTTGTTTCCGCAGCGTCTATCAGCACAGCCGGAAAGGTTAGCGGATAGCTTTCGCGGGTGGTTTCGTCAATCATTTCCAACTGTCCGTAGTCTTCGTCCACGGTCTTCATATCGGGCATCTGTTCGCCGATGTAGTTAACGAGATTCTCTAAAATATGTTCCATAATTCTTTACAAATAGTTGCAATTCTCTTTCGATTATCTTGCGAATTTCTTTCGACATATTTGCGTCTGGTCCGAAGAAGTGGCGGCGAGGCATATGAATAATCGAGCCTTCACGTTTAAGGGCCATGTTTCGCCAGAACATAGCTTCGCGTGTAAGCGCTTCGTTTCCTTTGGTCTTTCTCAGTCCGCCGCGCTTTTTCGTCAGACGTGCGCCTTTGGCTGCGGCGTAACGGTACCAGAAGTACCGCTTCATCTTTGCCGTTACCTTAATGCTTCCTCCGTCGTTGTGAATCTGTGCGTAGTCCACCTGGTTACGTATGTACACCTTTCCGGGTTCAGGCTTGAAGTAGGTTGCATCACGCAGATGGTTGGTTCCGGAAAGAAGCGTCTTGTAGCTGGCCTGCGCTCCTTTGAAGCTCAGTTTACGTCGGTAGGGTTCCTGCCATGCTCTGCCGTTGAAAGCGCTGTCAGAGAAGCGTTTCTTCGTCAGCGATACGGCTTTTGTTCCTACCTTGACGGGAAGTGTGCGGGTGTAGAGCGTGTTCAGACGCTTTACAGCGTTTTCTACTTGCTTTTGAATGTCGGGTGAACTCATTTCTTTTTGGCTTTAGCAATTAATCTTTCAATCATACCTCTTGTCAAAGGACCCATCTTATCTCTTTCAGGACCCATATACATGGCGAACGCTTCGGCAAAGTATTCATGCTCTTCTAGTGAAGAATAATAACCCATTTCACTCACTTCGTTTCTTCCGTCTATGGTTACTCCAGCCTTTCCGAATGTATCTATAGCATCCATCCTCATGTGATATAGACTTAAAAGCTTGTGCCCCAGTTCGTGGTCTACTACATCTCTCACTAAATCTTCTACGCTCGATATGGTATTATACTTCATGCCTTTCTTTGTTCTGAATTCCTCTAATTTATCCCATACCTTTTTAGGATTATTCAGTAAGCTAAGATTAAAATTGAGACTGTTATCCGAATCATCCCATGACGCTAAAGCTTTTTTACTTCTTGGTGCTCCTATCTCAGAGAATGGAGGAATATTGAATTCTTTCATTCTCAGGTTGAGCTGATTCAGTATCTTCTGGAATACTTCTTCCTCTGACTTCTTAGGAGTTATTTCTACTTTTTGGGCTATGTTATTATCCAAGACAAACTGTTTGTAGTCAAACTTTGTCTTTTTAGCGACGGCTTTTTCTACCGCTTTCTTTGCTCCTGGATATGCTTCCTTGATATACGGATGCGAGTCGCTGAACAGCTTTCCGTCATCTGCGGGGTTGTTATCCAGTCCGGGAACGGAAGGAACGGGCTTGAAGTCTCCTACTGCGCCGGTGGTGGCCGGTTCGTCGGTCGCTTCGAGCGAGCACTTGCAGTTCCATCTGGCACCAGGGCGATGGCGCGTCCAGAAGGAATGGTTTACCGGAAGGGTTAGTTTTGCTTCCCAGTATTGCTTGTGCGCTATGTCAGGATCAGGAGAAGTGGTAGGCATCCAACGCAGGTTCGGAAATACGTCCTTGTATTCCTCGAAGTGCTTCCAGTCGGCTGCCTGATGGGCGCGAAGTATGGCGGTGTCATATTCCGTGCGAAGCCATCGCACTACGTAATGATCCGTAATGTTCTGCACATCGTCAAGCCACATCTCAAATGGTTTCAGCTTTCCGTCCTTGTCGATAAGCTGTGCGGCCAGGTCATTCTGCATACGGTGAGTGCGGAAGGCAGAGAACACTTCGTTATTGGTGCGAAGCTGTTCCAGGAACAGTTCATCGCCTGTAGGATAGCTGGAAGCAGACAGCCCTTCTACGGTGGCCTCATTGAACAGACGAAGCGTTTCTTCGAACGCATCACGCTGTATGTCGTCGCGCACGTTCATCCCGTCGTAGATGTCGCGCAGCATCTGTGTGAGAGCTTCCTTGCTGAATTCAATACCCTGCTCCAGCTGATTATGAAAACCTCCGCACACGCCACAGCGTTCACCGTAGAGGTTGTCCATTAAAACGGCAAAGCCCCGTCTTTCTTTTTCGGGGCTACTCCGAAAAAATCGCACAACCAGTTGCGGAAGTCTGTTCGCGCCCGTTCGTACCAGGCTTTTGACTCGTTATCCATGTTCATGCGTCGGTCTGACTTTCGTTTCGGCTCCGTGTCCTGAGGCTTTTCCATCTGGTTGGCCATCTCCTGCTGTAGCTTGCGGTTGGCTTCTTCCTGCGCCTTGATTTCGGCTTTCTGCTGTTCGTAGTCGTCCGGCTTGTCAATTAGCAGCACTTCGTATATGTAGTCGTCAGACACGGGCACACCCATGGCTTTCACTTTCTGGATCACGTCTACCTGCTGGTTTGGATTCAGGTTCCGGCTCTTGACGTACACAAACTCACCGCCTTCCGTGTTTACACCCAGTGCGTTGAATATGTCCGTCATATTGTAGTTCAGCACATCGAGAATAAAGTCGCGGTCGTCGGCCTTCAGCATGTCTTCTTCTTCCTGGTGTACGGTACCAAGTGCCTGTGTTCCGGTACTCTTGGCATCGGTGGTCAGCGTATTACCCAGCACGCGGACGGACATTTCCGTATTGCAGGCATCCTTGAAGCGTTCGTACAGGTCTACCGTACCGCTTTTGTTGGCACTCTCTATCAGGTTCAGACTGCTTTCCTTTGGATGGATGTACACGGCGTTTGCTCCCTGACGGCGTGCGTCCTGAATCAGTCGGCTGCGTGCTTCTTCGTCTCCGGCATCGTAGGTGTACTCACGTATGGGCATACCAAATATTTCGCAGAACTGCTTCCAGTTCCCGAAGTTGCTGCGCTTGTATAATACCATCGGAAGAAGTTCGGCCATCATTCCCAGGTCGCGCGGGTTGTCGCCCACAAACAGCATGTTTTCAAAGGCATCTACTGGTATGCCTTCCGTGTCGCTCTGATACTTCAGGATGACACGGCGTACGGGGTCGTAGTGCTTGTATGGTACATGGTAGTAGTTGATGAATCCGTCATCGCCACGGTAGAACTGGAACAGGCTGTATCCGTAAAACTTAGACATGAGCACTTCCTTCACAAACTTTCGGAACCAGGGCGAACGGATTTCCTTGTTCACGTTGTCGTCGGGCTTTCCGTTTCTCCGGAACTCAATAGGTATGCGGCTTACACCCACCTTCCGCTTTTCGATGATACCGCCCAGGTGAAGGTCGAGCATGGCCGATTCGTACATGTCATACAAGCGTGTGCGGTTGTAGAAGTCGATGGCTTTGGCAGCGTTTAGCGCACTGATGTATGACGACATATCGAAGTAGAACAGTTCCGGCATCTGTAGGATGATGTCGGGTTCCACACGGGCGTAGGGTCCGGTGGTATAGGCAGGTGTTATCTGGGTGTAACCGCCTTCTGTGATGCGGCGTTTTTTCTTTGGTCTGGCCATAGTTTAAAAGGGTTTTAAAAGTTGATTAAAAGTAAGGATTCCACGGCCCGTTGCTGGCTATCTGCCAGGGGCTGTTGTCGGTCTGCGTTTCGGCAGGAAGTTCGGGAAGTCCTTCTATGTTGGCTTTAAAATCGTGCACATCGCGAAGGAACTGCATCGCGTCGTCATACCGTTCCTTCCTGATGTCTGACATCTTATAAGGGTTGTGCTGGCAGAATATATCATACACGGCGATGTCAAGGCAGATTTTAAGGATAAGCACGTTCCGCTCTTCGCCTTGTGCGGAAAAGATGGCATCGCAGTCGTATCGGCTGTTCAGCAGGCTGCGCACGGTAGCGATGGCACGGTTTTCGCAGACTTCAATCACGGCACTGCTTCCGGATTCTTCGCGCAGCAGGCTGTCCAGAATGTCACGGTGTATCGTGGCATCGTAGTCGGTAAGTTCTATAAAGTTGTTCATATCACCATGAAAAAGGGTTACTATCTTTGAACTCGCTGTAGCCGATGGTTACACCGGGGTCGAGTTCTTTTATTTTCTCATTGATTATGTTGAAGCATCCTTCTATACAGTCTGGTCCGTCGGCAGGATACGGAAGGGAAAGCTCGAATAGGCTGAACTGTTCGCGCAGTTCCTTCATGTGCGGGTTATCCTTTTCCTCTTCATTGAAAACCCACATGCCGTTCCGGTCGATGGGTTCCAGGTTAGCCTCTATACGTGTGGCCTTATCCATTTTGCTGCGTCCGTCTCCCTTGATGTAGAGGTTATCTTTCCGCTGCTCGTTCTGCTCACGGATAAGTGGTTTGAAAACTTGCTCAAAGAAAGGATCCTGAAGCGTATTGTTTTCCTGGTAACAGTAAACTGTGCACTGGCTTCCGATGTACTTTCGGAGCTGGTAGAACCAGTCGATATACTCCGCATTCGTGACACGGCCTACAAAACCCTTGATGATGTAGAAGGTGCTGCGTATCTTTCCGCACGCCCATACGGCTTTAGTGGAGCTGGCTTTGTTCTTGCTGTTGCTGTAGGCAGGGTCGCCGTAGATTACCACAAACTTGAACTTCTTCAGCGGAGGTACTTTCCCGTAGGGCAGGTTGTGGAAGATGTTTCCTTCCGTCACGGGGTTGTTCATGTATTCCCCCTCGTAGGCCGCCTTGCTGATGCTTTTGCGGATTCGCTCTATGGCTTCTTGTGTGTTCTTTTCGGGCCAGTTGCTTTTGCCGTTCTTGTCTACCAGGTTCACTATGTCCCAGTGGTCGGCCATGGCACCGGCTCGTGCCACGCAGGTGTCTTTGGCGATGATGTTTCCGCAGAAGATAACCAGTGTTTTCTCAGACACGGAACGCGTAGGATACAGGGCTTTTTCCCACCACTTCCACTTCTTGTTCAGCGTATCGGGGTTACGGCAGTCTACGTCGGTGTCGAAGTCGTCCACCAGCAGCACATCCGGACGCGCCGCACCGTTACGGGTACCACGGGGAGCGTTACCCGCGCCCACGCCTGTAAACGCACATCCGCACTTGCATACAAACTCCGTGTCGGTCCACTGTCCTATGACAGGCTGGTCTCCGTAAAAAGCCTTGATGCGTCCGTTAGATTCAAAGTTACCCTTATACGGACGTAGCAGCTTCTCCGCGCTGGTTTCTGTGGCACTTGCCAGGATGACGTTTTTCTTTCGTCCGGTCAGTGCCAGATACATCACGCAAAACATCACAATGGTACTCTTTGCGCTCTCACGGCTCCAGCTCAGCACTTCAAACCATTCGTCGTGTTCCAGTATGCGCTTAATGGCCTTAATCTGGAATTTGGCAAAAGGATACTTGGCATACATGGGAAAGAAATACTGTATCCATTCCACGGGGTGAGCCTCCAGATACATTTTCTTCTTGGTTTTCTCCGCTTCCGTCATGTTCACCTCTACGGGCGTGGCACATTCAATGTCGCGGCGGTATTCTTCCCATTCCTTCAGCTTCTGTTTTTCTTCGTAGGTAGCCATATCACTTAATCTGTTCTTTCAGGAACACGTCCCACAGTTTTACATACTCTTTTGCTTTCTCCAGATCGATGCGGCGAAGGAACTCACCGAAACGCATTCCCACGCTGATGATGTCGCTGATGCCTACATCTGTTTCCATGCTTTTGATGGCGGCTGCCAGCTTTACCATCACGTCGGCTTCTTTCGTATCCGGCTGACGTTTGGCCGGTTCACGCTCCAGAATGGCCATATTCATGTTATTAAGGTGCTGATACATTCTGCTCAGTATCGCCTCGCGTGTCACGGTCATTCCGGCCTTCAGGTTGTCCCAGTTTCCGGCCTTTGCCCATCGGCTGATAGTCTGACGCTGTGCGCCTACCTTCTGCGCTATCTCCTCGTAGGTGTAGCTTCCGAGCAGGTAGATTTCGCGTGCCAGCATCTTTTTCTGTTCACTTTTCAAATCTGCCATAGTCGATAATTAATTCATTACGGAGCAAATTTCTTGTAATAAGGTGAGAGCGTGAAAGCTGGTTTTCATCATGCCACATTATCGTAGCACGCTGAAAAACAGCTTTCTGTACCTTACTGGGAATTGCGAATTTTGCCACAGAGAAAAAAGCGTAACAATGGATAAGATTTTCAAAAATCAGATACCCGGTGAGGGAACGGTTAGCGTATTGATGTACGGTAATGTAGGAAACGGAGAAAAGGTAGACAGCGGGCGCGTTGTGGCCGAGCTGATGGAGTTGGCTGCTGCATACGGAAAAATCGACGTACACATACATTCCAACGGTGGCGATGTCTTCAGTGGCATTGCCATCTACAATGCGCTTCGCACCGTGGATGCTGATGTAACGATATACATAGACGGGCTGGCTGCCAGCATTGCGGGCATCATCTCACTGTGCGGAAAGCCTCTTTACATGAATAAGTACGCACGCATCATGCTGCACCGCGTGTCGGGCGGTAGCTACGGAAACGCCGACGAACTGCGGAAAGCGGCCGATCTGGCCGAATCGCTCGAAAATGACCTTTCGCGCATGATTGCCAGCCGCTGCAAGATGGATGCGGAAGAAGTGAGGAAGAAGTATTTCGACGGGTCGGAACACTGGATTTCGGCCAGCGAAGCACTTGCGATGGGCCTTATTGACGGGATAGTAGACACCGGAGAGGCACTGAGCGAAAACGCTACCAACACGGAAGTATATAACTATTTTATGAACCGGCTCAACGAGCCACAAAAAACAAGAGATATGGCTTTATTCGAAGAATTGAAAAAACGCTCCTCATTCGCCAATATGGCCAATGAAGAAGACATGCTGAAACACATTACCACCATGGAGAATCAGGCGGCAAAGGTGCCTGCTCTCGAAGCAAGGGTAACAGAACTTACTAACCAGATTGCGGAAAGCAAGAAAACCGCACACCAGGCTTTCTTGAATCAGGCGGTAGCGGAAGGAAAACTGACTAAAGAGCAGGTTCCTGTATTCCTTAATCTGATGATGTCTGACGAAGCCAACACCAGAAAGGCGATTGAAGAAATGCCGAAGAAAGGAACTGTACGCGTAGAAGATATTCTTCAGACAGGAGGCGGCGCAGGAGGAGCAGGAAAGAACGACCTGGTAAACATGAGCTGGGATGAGATTGACAAGGCAGAAAGACTGGCTGAACTGAAAAACCAGTATCCGGAACTGTACAAACAGAAGTATAACGAAAAATTTGGTAAATAACTATGGCTATTCAAAGAGAACTCTGGCAGAACACGATCATCGAAGGTCTGTTTGCCGACAACTCATTTATGAGTAAGGCGGTTAACGACGATATGTACGTTAACATGGGAAAGAAAGTGCATATTCCGAATGCGGGTGCTCCGAGTGCGGTTGAAATTGACCGTTCCAGTCTTCCTGCTGAGGTAAAGACTCGTACCGATGTGGATGTAGAATATTCGCTGAACGAATTGACTACAGACCCTATCCGTATTCCACATGCAGAAACGGTGGAACTTAGCTACAGCAAGCGTAACAGTGTAATCAGTCAGGACCGTTTGCAACTGATTGAAAAAGCGGCTGAACAGATGCTGTACAACTGGGCACCAGACAGCACTCACTTTGTACGTACTTCTGGAACAAAAAAAGTAACGGCACATACTAAGGACGCAACCGGAGAACGTAAGGCGCTTGTAAAAGCTGATGTATTGGATTTGATGACAAAGTTCAATGCTGACAACATTCCCCAGGAAGGACGTTACCTGCTTCTTGATGCCTATATGTATGCACAGTTGCTCGACGACCTGACAGAAGGCGACCAGCGTGCGTTCTTTGCATCGGCCGATGCACAGAGAGGTATTTTGGGACAGCTGTTCTCATTCAATGTGATGCAGCGTTCGCAGGTACTCCGTTATGCAACCGGTGGAACTTTGACAAAGTGGAGTGTTTCTGGCGAAACAAGCGACAACGCAGCCGGTCTGGCATGGCAGACAAACAGCCTGAGCCGTGCACTGGGAGAAGTAAAGATGTTTGACAGTACAGACAACCCTCTGTATTACGGTGACATCTATTCCTTCCTTATTCGTGTGGGTGGAACCATCCGTCGCAACGACAAGAAAGGTGTGTATGCACTGGTACAGGATGCAGCAGGAGAATAGGAGGAACGCGTATGGCATTACCCAAAATCTCCATTAAGTTTCTGACAGGTCAGCTTGGCACGGTAGCCGAAAGCCAAGACGGCCTGCTGGCACTGGTGTGCGGGGGAACAGCTGTATCCGAAACATTCAAGCTGAATACTCCCTACACGATTTACCGCCTTACCGGACTGGAAGACCTTGGCGTGACAAAAGAAAACAACGCCGGACTGTATAAGATGGTACAGGAATTCTACCAGGAAGCGGAAGAAGGTACGAAAGTAGTAGTGTATGCGGTGGCCAAGACTACGAAAATGACCGATCTGTGCGACAAGGACAGCGGACCGTTACGCGGCCTGCTGCAAAGCCAGAAAGGTGAGCTTCGTGCGCTGGTCATTGCTCGCGACCCGGATACGGAAGAAGTGGAAGCTACGGAAGGACTCGACCCTGACGTGTTTACTGCATTGCCTAAGGCGCAGGCGCTGGCAGAATGGGCTACTACGGAACTCTATGCGCCTATTTTTATCGCACTGGAAGGAAGAAGCTACAAGGATGCGGAATCGCTGAAAAACTTGTCCGACGGTGAAGACAACCGCGTATGCATCGTGATTGGCGATACAGAGTCGGCCAGTGAAGGTGCGGCTATGGGAATCTTTGCAGGCCGTGTGGCATCCAGCCCCGTGCAGCGTAACATAGGACGTGTGAGAGACGGTGCGCTGTATCCAACCGTGATGTATATCGGTGAGAACACCGTGGAAGACAGCATGGACGATGTGGCTACCATCTACGACAAAGGTTACATTACCCCGCGTATTCATGTGGGCCGTTCAGGATACTTCTACACGGACGACCGTCTGTGTGTAGATCCTACCGACGACTACGCACATATCACAAACAGACGTGTAATTGACAAGGCATACCGTATTGCATACGATACGCTGCTGGATTACCTTCTCGATGAAGTCTACGTAAACCAGGACGGAACCATGCAGGCCGGAATCCTGAAAAGCTGGCAGGCTGCTGTGGAAGGTGCCATCAACTCCAGCATGACGGCTAACGGTGAACTGAGTGCGGACACTTCTGCCGGTGAAAGCGGTGCTACCTGCTACATTGATCCGACGCAGAACGTACTGGCTACATCTACCATAAAGATGACGCTCAAAGTGCGTCCGTATGGATACGCAAGACAGATTGAGGTAGAACTTGGATTTGATGTACAGACTAACTCATAACGACTATGGACATATTTAACAGTAAAGAATACGAATGGAGCGATATTACGGCCATCGTGGCAGGGCGTCCCGTGACTAAGATTCGCGCTATTTCATACGTAAAGAAACAGGAAAAGGAAGCGCTGTACGCAAAGGGAAACAAGCCGCACAGCATCCAGCGAGGTAACAAGTCGTACGAAACAAGCCTCACGCTTTTGCAGAGTGAACTGGAGGCCATTGAAGCCGCTTCAGGTGGCGATGTGCTGGATGCCTCATTCAATGTGGTTGTTTCCTATGGTAATCCTTCTAAAGTAGATGTGATTAAAACGGACCTGATTGAAGGAAACGAAATCACGGAAGTTCCAAAAGGTATGAACCAGGGCGACAAGTTTTCAGAACATGAGCTTCCTGGAATCGCTCTCAACATCAAGAACAATTATGTATAACCCCTTTTAAACAGTATTTAAAGATGTTTCAATATACAGAAGAACAGATCAAAGAGTGGAAAGAGAAGCACGGTGAAAACAACGTGTTTGAAATTACAGTAGAAGATAAGAAGTGTGTGCTGCGCAAGCCAAACCGGAAAGATCTGTCGTATGCGCTGGCTGCCAGTTCAGGCGGTAAGGATGCCGTAAAAATGAACGAAGCCCTGCTGAATAACTGCTGGATTGACGGTGACAAGGAGATGAGGGACGATGATGCCTACTTCTTCGCTGTGGCCGAAAAGATTCAGGGAATGATGGAGGCGAAGGAGGCCGAATTAAAAAAGTTGTAGACCGTGCAGACGGTAGTGTAAAAGCCAACTGGATTGGCTATCACAACACGCTGTTGAGGTATTACCTGCATCTGGACCCTGATACGCTGAGCGATGAACAGTGGGCTGAAACGATTGCCCAGCTGGCCGACATCCGGAAACAAGAAGCTAAAGCCAACAAGTTATGAACATTCTACAATTCCTTATAGACATACGAAGCCGTGACAACGGGGTAATAGGACAAGTTACCCGTATGCAGGAACGTCTGGACGCTGCCGACCGTTCGGCCAACCGCTTATCTACCACGATAGGCGGACGGCTGCGGACGGCTATTATGTCTTTGCCGGGTGCGGAATTCTTCACGAATCCCATTGTAGCACTCACGGCAGGAGTCGGCGTGGTGGCGAAACTGGGTATGGATGCCGACAAGACGGCAGTAAGCTTTAATGTTCTTACGGGAAGCATGGAGAAAGGTTCCACACTGCTTGGACAGATTAACAAGTATGCCGATGAAACCATTTACGACCGTCTTGGCACACAGGAAGCCGCAAAGACCATGCTTGGCTTTGGCGTGTCACTGGAAAACGTGATGGGTGACCTGAAGATGCTGGGTGATGTGGCCATGGGCGACAAGAACCGTATGTCGCAGCTGGCCCTGGTGTTTGGTCAGGTAGCCGCTGCGGGTAAGCTGCAAGGTCAGGACTTGCTTCAGCTTATTAATGCCGGTTATAACCCTTTGCTCGATATTTCGGCTCTTACAGGGAAATCTATAAGTGTGCTGCGTGATGAGATGTCAAAAGGTAATGTATCGTTCGAATTGATGAGACAGGCATTTCAGCGTGCAACAAGTGAAGGCGGTAAGTATTATAACATGGCTAATGAAATTGCAAAAACTCCTTATGGTAGGTTGCAGCAACTTGCAGGTGATTTTAATAAAAAGTTGTTGGAAATGTATCAGATTATCCAGCCTGCTCTTATCCCTGCAATGAACGGACTAAATACTATTCTTCAGCTAACTACTCCCATTATCAAAGTAGCTTCCGGAATGGTAGTCTGGATTGGGAATAATATGGAATGGCTTTTGAGCATTGTTATTCCTCTTACAGCTGCATGGGCAGGATATAATACCTACATGTTTATCAGCACAGGCATACTGAAAGGGTGGACTATTGCTCAGTGGGCACAGGTAACCGCTTTAATTGCAGCCGAAAAGGCACAAAAGCTGCTGAACATTGCCATGTCAATGAATCCAATAGGGCTTATTGTAGCGGGAGTTCTTGCGCTGGCTTCTGCTGTAATTTACTGCTGGAACAAGTTTGCCGGATTCCGTGCTTTCATTTATACGGCATGGCAGACTGTCAAGGATTTTGGCGCAAACCTGAAGCGCTACCTGATTGACCGTTTCTGGGAACTTATCGGTGCTATCGGTTCGGCAGGAAAGGCTCTTGTAAAACTGGTGAAAGGTGATTTTGAAGGCGCATGGGAATCGGCACAGGATACAGCTAAAAAATTCTACGGAGTAGACAGTACGGTGAAGCTGGTCAAGGCTACGCAAAGAACGGCTGCACGTACTTCTATATGGTATGATGACAATCTGAGGCGTGAACAGAGCCGTCAGAAAGCAAAGGAGGCTGCTATATCCGACCCGGAAGCCATGGCAGGCACTTCACCTTCAGGAGCAGGCGCAAACGGGACACCCGGAACTGTACCTGCATCCGATGGTGGAAAGGCCAACGAAATCACCGCCGGAGGAACCAGGAACACGCAGATAACCGTAAACATTACCAAGTTCTTCGATTACCTGAATGTGACGATGATGGATAAGACCGATACCACTGAATTACAGCGTGTGATGCTGGAAGCTATGAACAGAAGTCTGGAAACCGCAATGTCGAGTGCAAGATGAGTGTAAGTAAATTCATATTAGGAAATATTGCCGCACGTACCATCGGGCTGAAAGTTCCTCCGTACTGGCTCTTCAATCAACCGGTAGTAACGCGTCAGGATCCGTCGGAATACGACGAACTGATGATGCTGGAAGAATCGGAGCTGGAGGATATGGTACGTACCAACGCGCTGGGCGTTCCGATGCGCTTCCCGCTGGAAATATCGCTGGTGGACCAGGAAGACTGGTGGCTGGTTCCTATCGAGCCGCTGATTACGCTGACCGGACGAAACATTATCGTCCGTCGTCAGGTGTCTAAGGGAAAGATAAGGGGTTCCATCAAGGAACGTTGGACGCAGGACGATTACCAGGTGAAGATAGAAGGTGCGCTGATGGATCTGAAGCGTGACGACTATCCGCGTGACGATGTGCAGAAGCTTCGTAACTTCTGCGAGGCTGCCAAACTGAAGGTGCGCTGTCCGCTGTTCGAAATATTCAGCATCAACCAGATTGTAGTAGAAAGCTATGATTTTCCGTTCACGAAGGGCATACAGAACCAGCAGTACACCATAAACGCATACAGCGACGACACATATAAGCTTTTACTGAAGAATAACAACAGGTGACATGTACACGATGGGATATGACATACAGGTAGGTGATTTCCGTCTGGGAATGCTGGATAAGGTGGAAATACATCGCAGTGTGGAGCTGCTGGCAGACACGGCGGTAATCACACTTCCTGCATCGGAATATAACAAGGCGCTGGAGGTGGAAAGCATGATCAATCGCGGCGACCGTGTGTCGGTGAAGATTGGATACACGGAAACCGGACTGCGTGAGGAGTTTTCCGGCTACCTTCAGCGTATAGGAACCGATAACGGAAGCATTACGCTGGAGTGTGAAGACGACCTTTTCAAGTTCCGTGTGCCTGTTCCGGATGAAGTGCTGAAGAATGTGTCGCTCGATGCGATGTTGAAAAAGGTAGTAGATGGCGTAGGCGGTGGATACGAAATTGACTGCGACTACACCTGGAGTTATGAAAAGTTTGTGATACACACCGCTACGGGATACGATGTGCTGAAGAAGGTGCAGGAAGAGTGCGGTGCAGACATCTATCTGCAAGGAAACGTGCTGCACATTCATCCTCCGGCCACGAAAATGGGTGAAGAGGTGTACTACGACTTTTCGCTGAACGTGGAGTCGTGCGACCTGACTTACCGCCGTTCGGAAGACCGGAAGGTGCGTGTAGTGGTGAAAGCGCTTCTTCCAGACGGAAAGGTGAAGGAATACGAAGTGGGTACTACCGGAGGAGACCGCGTGGAGATACGTTCTGCCAGCAGCGACGATGCGTCGATGAAGCAGCGCGGAGAAACGGAGGTAAAACGTCTTTCCTTCGATGGGTATGACGGAACGATTACCACATGGATGATTCCTTACTGTGAGCCGGGATATGTGGCCGAGCTTCGCGACCCTGACTATGACTACAAGGACGGACGATACTACGTGCGTGCGGTCACTACGGAATTCAGCCGGGACGGTGGAAAGAGAACAATAGAACTGGGTATTAGATTAAGCTGACGGATATGGACCAATACAGAAGACTGCGTGACAACCTGATGCAGATGATGGGTTCCGGAAAGGAGATTACCATCTGGCAGGGTATCGTAAAGAGTGTGGAAGGAACTACCTGCACGGTAACTTTCGGCACGCTCGATGTGGAGGGTGTAAGGCTGCGTGCTTCTCTCGCTGAGAATGAAAGCCATCTGCTCATAGTTCCCAAGGTGGGCACGGCGGTAGTGGTAGGAAGTCTTTCGAATGACCTTTCCCTTCTGGTGGTGCTGGCCGTAGATGAAGTGGAAAGCATTACCATCAACGGAGGGAAGCTGGGGGGACTGATTAACATTGAATCGCTTACCCAGAAGATTAACGAACTGGTACGTACGTTCAACAACCACACTCACCAGGTGAGCACTACCGGTTCTGCCACTGCTCAGACGGGAACTGCCGCTGCGGTGACCTCAAAGGCAAGCGAACTGAATAAAAGTGATTACGAAGATACAAAAGTGACACACTGATGAAAGGGATATTAATAGAAGAAAATTACGACCTGATGATACGTCCACAACGTGGCACAGACGGGAAAATCCGTTCGGGCCTGACTGTCGGGAATGTGCTGTATCAGAACCAGGCTCTCATTATCGGACTGTACAAAGGCGAGATAAAAGAGAATCCGGCTGTAGGCGTAGGAATATCTGACATGCTGCTGGATCATGACCCGCTGGCATGGCGTACGGAGATAAGGGAGCAGCTGGAGATAGACGGACAGAAGGTGAATAAAGTGACGGTGACGAACTCCGGTATCAGCGTGGATGCGACTTATTAATGTGACGAAAAATGAAAACTGAAAGTATGGAAATCATTACAGGAATCAAAAACATGCTGGCTACGCTATTCAGCATCACGCTGGCATACTTCGCACCGGTGAAGGATATGGTGTTTGTCATCTTCTTCATCTTCGCGATTAACTGTCTGGCCGGACTTATTGCCGGCATTGTAGCCAAACACGAACGGTTCAACAACCGGAAGTTCTTTCACTGCCTGCTGGAGACGTTTGTGTTCTACGTAATCGTGCTGAGCATCTACATTATCGGAGAGAAAATGAAGAACCTGGACGGGGCTTTGCAATGTATTACAGGCATCGTGTATGCCGTGTGCTACTTCTACGGGGTGAACACGCTTCGGAACATGCGCAAGCTGTTCCCTCACTCCAGGCCGCTGAACTTCATCTACTATGTGCTTAGCTTCGAAGTGGTACGGAAGATACCTTATTTACAACAATTTTTAGATAACGAAAAGAAAGAGGAGGAAACAAAATGACACAGTTACCAAGAGGTTTACGCAACAATAATCCCGGAAACATCCGGCTGAGTAAAGATAAATGGCAGGGACTTCGCCAGGAACAGACGGACGGAACATTCTTCCAGTTCATCTCTCCCATGTGGGGATATCGTGCGCTGATTCGCACTTTGCAGAATTACCATAGGCTGCACGGATGCCGTACCATTACGGACTATATCAGCCGATGGGCACCCGCAACGGAGAATCACACATCGGGCTACATCTCAGCCGTGTGCAGGGAAATGCAGGTGCCTACCACCTTTGAACCCGATGTGAACGACCAGGCGACAATGTGCGCTTTTGCATCGGCTATCAGCCTGGTGGAAAACGCTATTCCGGCTGTGCAGCAGGATGTGCTGGATGGATGGAAAGCTTTGTAGAACTAAAAAAAAGAATCAATATGGAAACAATCTTCGGAATCATATCGGCGTTGATTTTCGCCATCTATACCGCAGTGGTAATCTACAAGACAGGCGGTATTCCTTATTCAATCTCTGAAACCTATTACCGGCTGGAGCACCCGAAATGGTTTTCCGTCTGCCTGGGGCTTAACGGATTTACCTTCTTTGTGTCAGCAGTAGGACGCACGCCTGAAAACATTCAGTTCCTCGTGTTCCTGGCATTACTTGGAATGATAATCATTACACTTTCACCCCGATTCAAGGAACGAACGGAAGGAATTATACATTATTGCGGTACCGCACTTCTGCTGCTCAGTACGCAGGCATGGGTGGCATGTACGAATCCATGGCTGCTGATTACCTGGCTTCTTCCGATAGTCTACATCGTGCGTCACGTGATGGCCGATAACATGCAGACAGGTATTTTGACTAAGATAGTATATGCAAGGCCCGCGTTCTGGCTGGAGATAACCGGATTCATTATCATTTTTATCAATCTTATACTGTTATGATGGAAAGACTACTCGATAAGGCATACAAGTGGATGGAAAGCTTTCTGCTGCTTGTATCCCTGGCACTGATGCTGACGGCCTGCAAGTCGCAGCCTCCCATGAAACTGGATGCCACCACCGACAAGCAGACGGATACGAAGTCCGACACGCAGGTATCGGACATCAGCTATCAGAATACGCAGGAGATGATTAAGGAACTTTCCTCCAGCTGGTGGCAGAAGCTGGATGAGGTTACGGCAAGCTGGGAGCGCACAGAGTATTCACCGCCTGATTCTACCGGGAAGCAATATCCTACAAGCATAACGACGGGATCTGTGAACAGCAGCACCCAGGAAGAGAGAAGGGATACCTCGCAGACCGATACGAAGATAGAAACCATGTCTGCCGAGATAACCCATATTAACAGCAGGATGGACCGTATAGAGCAGGAAGTATCGACGGTGAAAGCGGAACGAAAGGAGTCCAAGCCCTGGTACACTACGGCAATCATCTGGGCAGGCGCGATACTGATACTCATAAGGATAATGTGGAGGACAAAGACATGAAAGTGACGGTGCTACCCAATCAGACACTTCTTGACATCGCAATACAGGAATATGGAGACCTCGCAGGGGTCTTCATCCTGGCACGCGAGAACGACATAAGCCCAACGGAAAAACTTACGCCCGGCATGACGGTCAGTGTGCCGGACGTAGTTATAAACCGGGAAATGCAGGAATACTGCAAGGCTAACAATGTGTCGCCCGCAACCTCCGAAACATCGGACAGCGAGGTGCGGCTGAAGATATTCACGGAACAATTCACAGAACAGTTTGTATGATATGGCAAGATCTATAGCAGAAATTAAAAAGACGATGACCGACCGCTTCATGGAGGACAACACCTTGCGCGAAGCGTATGGCATCACGGGAGAAGATGCCACATGGGAAAACACCTTCAGCACCGTATCCATCGAGAATATTCTTATCTACATCGTGGCTGCCTGTGCTTACGCCTTGGAAGTCATGCTGGATGCGCACAAGCAGGACGTAGACGAACGCATTGGACAGAGCATCGTTCCTACCGTCCGCTGGTATCACGCCCAGGCACTCGCATTCCAGTACGGCGACGCGCTGGAGTATGACGAACAGACACATGCTTTCCGTTATCCGGTGGCTGACACAGCCAAGCAGGTGGTAAAATACTGCGCCGTACAGGATGCAGGTAACACGATACAGATACTTGTATCCGGTCAGGAAAACAACCTTCCCACACCGCTTTCGGAAGACGTTCTAACGGCGTTTAAAAGCTATATGAACAGCGTTAAAATAGCAGGTGTATTCCTCAGCATACGCAGTCTTCCGGCCGATAAAATCAAGATTGCCGTAAAGGTGTACTACGACCCTCAGATTCTCACTTCAGACGGCACACGCATAGACGGTGGAGGAAAACCCGTAGAGGATGCCATTAACGCCTATCTGGCTGGAATCGTGTACGGAGGAACATTCAACAAGACCAAGTGTGTAGACGCAATACAGAACGTGCAGGGAGTGACCGATGTGGAACTGGGAACCGTTCAGACCAAAACAAGCACCGGTGAATCGTATGCAGTGGTCACAGGAAACAACTATACGGCAGAGTCCGGCTGCTTCATTGCAGAAGATCTATCTAATACAGTAAGCTATGTGGTACAAAATTGACATATTCAAATTTGCGTTTCTTCTTCTTCCTCCTCCTCTCAGGAAGAAGAAGATGTTTGCATTTCTTAAGGTGCTCACGCTTCCCATATCGTACCTTCACGATGAACTGATGAAGTATCGTGATCTGTGCGACAGCCGGCTGAGCGTGAACGGCCAGGTAATCTACATCGAGAAGGCACTGAATGATTACTTCCTGTTGCAGAATAAGGATATTTATATCACTGATATAACAGGATTATACCGTTCTGTTTATCTGCGTAATGAGTCTCCTAGCTGTTACTTCTATTATAAAGGTTCTCAGAAGCATACTTATCTGCAAAATGGCACAGAGAACGGTCAACTTAAATTTATTGTGAACGTGCCTTCTTATTTGAAAGACAGAATAGAAGAGATAAAAAATATAGTAGAATATAACAAGCCCGCAGGACGGGTTTATACAATAAACATTTACGATTATGAATGATTACTTAGTGACTTACGACGGCGGACAAGATGTATGGGCAGACGACTTGTCGTTTATGCAGAACAGTCTTAAAAGCATGATTGATACAGCGGTCCGCACATACGGAGACAACTGCATATTGTGGGGATGCCTTGACAGTGGAAAGGAGAATGTAGTGGAAGGTGGTGTGGTTATATCAGGTAAGCTGTACCAGGTTCCTGCGCTGGGAGCCATCGGAATCAACAAACTTTGTTTCCGTGAGGTGCTTTCGGATGAAAGAACGTTCGAAAACCAGCAGGTTCACAAAGTGAAGAAGCAGTATGAAGCATACCTTAGTACGGATACCAGCGGCACAGTGGCTTGGTGTGACCTTAAGACAATGAATAATTCTACAAAAGTAGAATATAAGAAAGATGCATACATAGAACTTACAGAAGACGCTAAAAGAATAGGATGGGTATCACCTGAAGTATGGTATGTTAATGTACCAGGAGGTAAGATGGTGTTCTGTGTATTAGGTTATAATAATACTGATTCTCAAGATTATGCTGAGATAGGATACTTGAGAGGAATATCATTCCCTAATACAGTATATGTATCTGCTCAGATACAAAATAATACCATAGAAAGACTTCCTGCTCTTGTTACAATATATGGAGATAATTGTAATGAAGGATTAAAAAGAAAAATTGAAATAAGAGTTCCTGTAGTAGGAAATAATAGTGAAGGTGAAGCTGATTTTTGGGCTGTAGATCCTCCTAGAGCTATAAAAGGAAAATTCCTTATTCAATTTAATTTCTTTATGGCAGATGAAATAGTTACATATAATTATTCAGACTTTAATTTTAATCCATAATATGACAGCAACAGATTTAAAAAAACGCGCCATCGCGCTCGCAGAAAAGACAAAGATAGACTCAGTAACTCCGGAAGAAGTCGGCCAGCTGAGCAACGACATAGTAGAATACATCGAGAATGTGGAGATTAACGGAAGCTCACTGGGAATCCGCAAAACCTACACATCCGTGTCAGCCATGGAAGCAGACTCCACCGCACCGAAGGACGACAAAGGCGTCCTTCTCCGTCGCGGCATGCTGGTGAACATCTACAATCAGGAAGACCCAGACTCCGCAGATAACGGAAAGGTCTTCAGCTTCCAGAACCCCGGATGGGCTTTCCGCGGAACAGTAGATGCCGGGTATGCAACAAAGGAAGAACTTACCGAGCTAGATAATAAAACAATTCAGGACATCGAAAAAGCAAAATTTGATGCTACGGCTGCAACAGAAGATAGGGTATTGTTTAGCTATGAAAAAAGCGAAGCAGCAACAATCAAATTTAAAGATAATTTTTATTTCAATGTGCTGTATGAAAATGCTATATGGATAACAAAAATCTCTTTTACTCCTTATGAAAATAGTAATGGTGCAGCAGGTATTGATATATATCTTGTCAATAACGATGGGGTAGTTACAAAATATTTAGGGTACATATCTTGTAATGATGCACAGGCAAATAATTTGTACGAATATGATTTTTATGCGTATGTTCCAGCGCAGCATAGATTGCTATTTGTTCCTAAAAATTTGACTTTAAAATATGGTAGAACTGGAGGTGACGGATTTTATTACGCATTTAAAAATATAGGAATAGGGAATACATTGTCTGATGGAATTATAATTAGTCAAGGATGTATAAGTTTATCTTTGTTTGGTTATGAGGTAAAATCTAAATTTGACATTAAGGAAATATCAAATAATTTATCCGTTGCATCAGATAATGCTTCAAATGCGTTACAAAAATCAACTAATGCTGAAGAAATCAGTTTAGAAATAGAAGAAAAGTTTAAAGATAAAGCCAAAATAGAATATGATGAAACGAGTTTTGCTTCCGTCAATTTCGGAGCGCAAAAGGCGATTATGAATAGAACTTTTGGCCATGATGTTACTTTTCAAAAGTTGATTATAATACCTAACGTATCATCAGAATCAGCAAAAATAGAACTATATTCAGTAGACGAAAGTCTTATAATTAAAGAATCCTATGGAACAATAAACATAGGTTCAGTTGAGACTGGTGCTAAAAAAGAAGTTGATGTTAATATCTACTTACCTAAAGGGTATAGATTCTTAATTATCCCAAATGTTAATATCAAATATAGCAATGACAATGGTAGTGGATTCCTTTTTGGCATCAGTGGGAGCATAAGTATTGACAGTCAACTATCTAACAGAGACCAAAGAGCGAATGGTGCTTTATCAATAGGCTTTTCAGGATATTACATTGAAAAAGAATATGACCTTGAAGATTTTGACAATAGAATAACAGTATTGGAAAATAGCACTACTTCAAATACTATTGATAAAACGATGGCTATACTTGGAGATAGTTGGACTGACCAAAGTGGAACGTATGGAAATTGGATTTCAGAGTTTAAAAAGAAGTTACCATTTAAGACATTAAAATCGTATGGTGTAGGTGGAGCTAAATTTACTCACACCGAAGAAACAGTTGAGGATTTGAATGATGCCACAGGTGGCCCAACAGTTGTTGCTGCAAATAATGTTTTTTGGAATCAGATTAATCGTTTGAAACGAGATGTACAAGATTCAGTAATTCCGACACCTGATATAATATTTATCATGGGGGATACAAATGACCGAAATCAAGAGCTGGGTACTTTAGAAAGTGCTTTCTCACAAAGGGATATTAAAGATATTGAGATTAATACATTAACCAATTTTGCACTTGCATTGCGATATGATATAGAAGAACTGATAAGGAATTTTCCAGATTCAAATATCTTGGTGTTCACTCCAGCATATCTGTATAATAATTTAGCTGGTGAATACAATGATATGATGCAATCTGTATGCGAATACATGGGTATAAGAATTTTTCGCAGCGACAAGAACTCTGGAATTAACGTGCGATATGTCAATAGTTCAGGACAAGAATTTGGAGAATTGTTTCTGAATAACGGGTTTGATATACATCTTAATCAAAGAAGTGCAGACCATTTATCGACTTATATTGCTTCATGTGTTTATCCATATACTCTTTAATAGTTGGCCCCCAACTTAGGCAAAATAAGAATAGTTATGTAGAATTCCTTGGTTAGTTGAGGGGCATTATTATTCCCTAAACTTATTTTCAACAAACAACTTAGTCGTAGAATAATTCGGTAACTTTCAATCAAACAAAAATTAGTATTAACAGAAGGTGGGAATACCCCACCTTCACAATAAAATTAATATTATGTGCAAAACACAACTATTCAACACGGTATTACAGCTTGTAGCAAAAGAAACAGAAATACCAGAATCGCTAATCGTATCACATTCCAGATCCGCAGCAGTGGTAGATGCAAGAAGTATTCTTGTAAACATCCTAACAGAAAGCGGAATCTATCCGGTTCAAATAGCAGAATACATACATCACACACCGTCGAGTGTACGTAACCTGATTACAGGATACGACGTGCGAAAGAAGAATAATCGATTAATAGCAATTATGTCGCAAAAGATTCACAAGTTGCTCGAAAGTAACTATTAGTGATTCAAGAATGTACCTCATATCTTTGCTGCGTGTTTTTCACAATAGTATTAATTTAATATCAAAACAATTATGGGAATGGAATTACAAGACGCTGCTGCATTGCAGGAACTTTCTCACCGCAACGGGGAAAGATGGGGTACTAACACTGCTCTCTGGGTTATTGCCGCCGTAGTAGTAATCGCGTTTGTGGCCAACATCTGGTCACGTAACTGTTCTGAAAAGGTTGCATTTGCCACTGGCCTTGCTAACTTGGACGGACGTATCAACTGTATCACTCCGCAGGTTCAGACTCTCAACAGTCAGATGTATGGGGCTGCTCAGACATTTGCCGGCCTGGTAGTAGGAGTCAACGACATGAAGGAAAGCAACCAGATTCAGTTCGGTCAGCTGAACAACACCGTGTTCTACAACCCGATTAACAACGGTTATTCAAGATGCGGTACTAACCGATCCTCATGCTGCGGTTCTCCTAGCCGCGTGTTTGCTCAAACTCAGACATTCACGCCTTCGACTAACGAAGTCACCGTGACTGAGACTTGTGGAAACGACCGCTGCTGATGCTTTCATAAGTTGTTTCGAGGGGTAGCTTTGTCTACCCCTTCTTACTTAAAACGAACATGGGACTATTTCAAAAGAAAAAACAACCGGAAATGAACTTCAATACACGATCAGAAGCATTCAACTCAATGCTTGCTTATCTGATTGATGAAAAGTGCCTGGAACCGATGGAAGCAGCCCGACAGGCGGATGAGTTCGCCGACATATTCGCAAAAAACATGGGGATTCCTACTGTAATAGAGCCGGAAAAGACAGGCGTAGACAAGTACATCTCCATCGCAGAAAAAATAGGAAACTATGCAGAGACACATCCCAAAGCTGTTGAAATCGTTCTTGGACTTGGAACATTCCTGGCTGGAGTATTTACCGGGAAGAAAGTAGAAGAACATACTCAGGAACCTGCACCGCAGGAGAAGAAAGAACCAATTAATTTTGACGAAGTAGAATAATTATGGCACTAGGAAAAGTTTTTATCGTGCTTGATTTTGACTCAGAAGAGCAGAAAGCACAAGTTCAGGACATCCTGAAGGAAATTTCGAACGAAAGAATTCTTACGGGCAGACAGATTGTTTCTGTGGCTCCTATTGTCCGGAAAAACAAGAGTGAAATAGCCCAGCTTTTCACCATGATCAAAGAGGGAGGAATTAAATCTCTTATGTCTGTGAAAGGTGGAATGTTAATCAGTAAGATGTCGAAGAAATGATACAGAAAGTAAAAGAAGCGTGTCCAGGTGACTGCGCTAATTGCGAGATAGCACAGAGTCTTCCTAATTTTGACTACACATTCTGCATGACATATCAGATGTTTAAGCGTATGAATCGAATGCAGGAAGAGATGGAAGAAATCAAGAGAAATTTATCAGATGGAAAGGTTCAGTTTGCAGTGTCAGACGAACATCTACAA